CTAAGCCAGCCAGCGTTCCTTCCAGGACTGGAACATCAGCACCGTCCACAGCGGATACTGCCAGTTGCGCACGCCGCTTAAATGCTCGCGCCATTTCTCGCGGATGGGGGCAGGATTGAAAACCCCCTCGGCCACCAGGCGTTTCTCGGCCAGCAGAGTCTCCGCCCAGTCCTTGAGCGGGCCGCGCAGCCAGGAATCGATCGGCACGCCGAAGCCCATCTTGGGGCGCTCGATCAGATTCCGCGGCACGTAGCGCTCGAGCACGCGGCGCAACAGCCTTTTGCCCACGCCGTTTTGCGCCTTCATCGCCGGCGGCAGGCGCCAGGAGAACGCCACCACGCGATGGTCGATCAGCGGCACGCGCGCCTCGAGCGACACCGCCATCGAGGCGCGGTCGACCTTGGTCAGGATGTCGTCGGGCAGATAGGTCAGCGTGTCGAGATACTGCATGCGCTCGACCGGGTCGGGCACCAGAGCCTTCACCCGCTCGTCCCACAGCAGGCCTTTGGGTTCGGCGCCGCCCAGCACCACTTTTTCGGGCTCGGGCCAGTGGGTGACGGTGAGGCGGTAGAAATCCTCGGGCGTGCCGGCCATCACGCCGGCGAGCTTGTGCAGCCGGTCGCCGAATTGCGGCATGGCCCAGGAACCGAGCGCATTCCAGGCGGCTGGCGGCAGCGCCATCGCGGCCGACGCCATCAGCCCGCGCGCCGCGCGCGGCACGGTTTCGAGAAAGCGCCGCACCGCCTCGCTGCGGAAATAGCGGTTATAGCCGGCGAACAGTTCGTCGCCGCCGTCGCCTGAAAGCGCGACGGTGACGTGCTTGCGCGTCATCTCGGAGACCAGGAATGTGGGAATCTGCGATGGATCGGCGAAGGGTTCGTCATACATCTCGGGCAGGCGCGGGATCACGCTCCGCGCATGTTCGGGCGAGACATAGAGTTCGGTATGGTCGGTGCCGAGATGCTTGGCCACCGCCGCCGCGTGCCTGGCTTCGTCGAAGCCCTTTTCGCGGAAGCCGATGGAAAAGCTGCGCACCGGCCGCGCGCTGGATTTCTGCATGAGCGCGAGCACGGTCGATGAATCGATGCCGCCCGACAAGAAAGCGCCCAAGGGCACGTCGGCGATCATGCGGCGCTTGACCGCGTCGGAAAGGAGCTCGTCCAGCTCCGCCGCGGCTTCTTCCTCCGAGCCGTTGAAGCGCGCGGCCTGGCCTTGGCGTGCGATATCATCGAGATTCCAGAAGGCGCGAAGTTCGGGCGGCTTGCCTTTGCTTGCCGCCAGGATGGTGCCGGGAGCGAGAAGCTGCACGCCGCGGTAAATCGACCGGTTTCCCGGCACATAGGCGAAGCGCAGATATGACGTCAGCGCGTCGCGGTCGAGCTCCGCGCGGAATCCCGGATAGGCCCTGAGCGCCTTCAATTCCGAACCGAACAACAAAACGCCAGCGGGCGTCTGCGTCCAATAAAGCGGCTTGATGCCGAGGCGGTCGCGCACGAGATACAGCGTCCGCTCTTGCCGGTCCCACAAGGCCATGGCGAACATGCCGATCAGGCGCTTCACCGTGGCCTCGACGCCCCACACCGCCGCGCCTTCGACGATCACCTCGGTGTCGCAATGGCCGCGGAACTTGCGGCCCGCGCGTTCGAGTTCGGGACGGAGATCGTCGGCGTTATAGGCCTCGCCGTTATAGGAGACGACGAAGCGCCCGCAGGACGAGACCATGGGCTGCGCTCCGGCCGCCGACAGCTCGATGATCGACAGGCGGCGGTGGCCGAGCGCGATCCCGGCCGGCTCGTCGGCCCACACATCGCCCGCGTCGGGGCCGCGATGCCTCAAGACATCGGCCATGGCGCGGGCATGGGCGGCAAGATCGCCGCCCGGACGCGCCAACAGCCCGGCTATGCCGCACATGGTTTCGCCGACTCGACGGGAGGAAAGGGCAGGGACATCGGCGCGGAGTGTGGAACGCGCGCGGCGCGGCGTCGAGAGTTTGTTGATTTCGGGCGCGCGGCGGCCGGCCCGTGCCTTGCGCGCCGGTTGATTTATGCGGCCATTGCTTTATGAGTGGGCGCGCGCGGCGAGCGGCCCAACGTCCCCATCGTCTAGAGGCCCAGGACATCGCCCTTTCACGGCGGTAACGCGGGTTCGAATCCCGCTGGGGACGCCAATCAAATCAAATGGATAGCGTTGAGAGCCGGGTTTCTGTCCAACATATGTCCAATATACAGGCTTGGACGAGGAAGCGTGACGCGCAGACGTGCCAATCAACTCGAATCGTAAAAAGCGAGCCCAAGCTTCCGGCGCTCGCGGAGGCCGAGTCGGTGATTGCCATGCACCTTGGGCCGTCAAGAACTACCGGCGCGGCCTGGACGCGCTCGGGTGCCAATTGGCACCCGATCCGCAAGCGGCTTTAGAGCGCCGCGGAAGCGCTCAAAACGAGCAGCGCAGCCGCCAGCGCGAATATGATCGCGACGCGAGCCATGGCAAGCCTCTTTCGAGTTGCCCCTGGTCCGCACCGGCGCGGCGCGAATTACGGGAGGGTTGATAGGGCCGAGTGCGGCACGCCCTCGGCTGGAATATCAAGAATACGACGCCCGCGAACCCGAGGCAATGCCCAGCTCCTCTAGCTCGTCGATCTCGCGCCGCAGATTCTCGATTTCGTGAGCGGTCCTATCGTCCTCGCAGGAGCTGCATGGGATGCGGCGGCCGACGCGCATTCCCGATTCGAGCCGACGAAGGTATCGCTGCAGCTTGACTTTTACCGCCGTGCATTGTGTGAGGAAATCAGATTGTGACATTCAATCCTCCATGTCTGTCGCCATGAGCAGCATAATGGCTCACGCAGTGGAGGGCCTCAATGCACAGGGAGTGGCCTGAGAATCTACATCGCCGCGAGCCGGTTTAGATCGGTGAGCGCGCCGCGTGATTTTAAGCCGCAGCTAGGCGATCAATATCCTCAAGCGCAACCTCGGCCGCTTCGATTTCGGCCTCATCCGCTTGGTAACTGATGAGATAATCGCGCGAGATCTGGGTCATCACTCGAGCGCGCGCGCATATCGCAGGAACCGAACACGGCGCGGCGCGCTGTAAGCTGTCAGAAATCGGGTCCAGCTCGGCCCATAGCTCAGTAAGGCGATCCTCGATCTCGTCTGCGCCGCAAGCTATATAAACCGGCTCGAATTCAACCAGCAACGCATGCAGGTGCGCCCTCTTTTCCTTTAGCGATGACCACCCTCCCGCGCAAGAGCCCCTGGGATCCATGCCAAAGGCGTCCTTGAACCGCGCGAGCGGGCCGTTATCCAGCTCCGCGCGCCGAGCCTTCAAGCTGTAGATTTCTTCCTGCAATTCGTGCCAGTGGGCTGCTGTCTTAATGATCCAATTGTCATCCGTGATCTGAGGTACGAGTTTCATTACCATGGGTTTCCCCTTTGCTCGCTCGCCGCGCGGAACGCGCGGGATACCAAATCATGGAATCACCGAAACGACTCTCCGTCAAGCTGCCCGCGGCGGCGAGCCGCCGGCGCTCGGGCGCACGTAATGCCAAAGCGTCTCTTCTAGGTCTAAAATGGCGCTCCAAAATTGAAGCTCCATGCTGCCGAGTTCCTCGCGCATTTTTAGGACACCGGCCTGCACGTATGGGAGCGCTTCGTCTGGTACATCGAGATAAAATGCGTTCGCACGGCGAAATTCGTAAAATCTGTTCTTCATTTTTGTGCAGATTGCGTCCACCGCGCGCGCGTCGTGGCCTCGTCCTACGAGAAAGCGCCTGAAATAAACCTCCAATTGATCCCACTTCTTTTCTTCGGCGCCTGTGATGGAAACTTTTATATCCATGTCCACGTGCTCCTTACCGCCCGACCAGCGCGGGATTCATGCGTTGCGCGATCGCATTGGCGGTGATCGAGCGTTTTTCGATAGACATATCAACGGCGTTGATGCGCGACATGAGCGCCTGGATCTTGGGCATGACGCTCTCATCGGCTCCGCGCATGTCGTAATAGTGGTGGTGAACATCGCCGCCGCTCAGCCCGGCGACATTGACGCCGTATTTGCCACCGGCGAGCGGTTCAGCCGGGGCCAGCACCTCGGCGCCCGCCTCGCCGCCGAGGCCGATTCCGGTCGCCATCTGGAAATAAGTCGGGCTAGTCAGCACGCCACCATTGGCGTAACGGGTGATCCGGTCGCCGCCGGCGATGCGCCGGCCGCGGTCGAGGATGCCGCCGCTAGCGAAGCCGAGGCTGTCGAACATCCCCATATCGCCCCAGCCGGAACTGAAGCCGACGCCGCTGATCGCATCCCCGCCGATGAGGTTGCTTGCGGCGCCGCCGAGGCTTTCGCCGCCGTTCGAGGAGAAGCCGAATAAGGAGCTGAACAGGCTCGATGCCCCGCCGCCGCCGCTGAAAAGCGATGAGAACAGGCTGCCCCCGCCGGAATCGCCGTTCGAGTTGCCTTTAATCAGATCGGAAAGCCAATTCTCGAGCGGCTTGGTGACGGTAAGCCGCGTGATCAGTTGCAGGATGTCCTGCTCGAGGCCCTGGAAGACCTGGCGCAGCGATTTTCCCTTGGCCAGTGCGGATTCGAAATTGTTCGAGACGATGCGGGTGAAATCCGCCGCAACTTGCTGTTCATCGCGCTCGGCGTTGTTGATGCGCTGGATGGCAACGTCGGTCTGGGCGATTTCGGCGTTGATCGCCTGGCGCTTCGCCAGCTCGTCGTCGTAGGCCTGGGTCCCGATCTCATAGCCATCCTTGAGCAGTTCATTGCGCGTCTTGAGATCGGCGATTTCGGTCGCGCGTTGCTCGGCGTTCTGGCCCATCAGCTGCAGCTCAAGCCGCTTCTCGGCAAGTTGCCCGGCCAGGTTCTGGTCGGTCTCGGCCGCCTTGGCGTCACGTTGCGCCGCGGTGCGGCCCATCAACGCATCGGCATAGGCCTTCTCGTTGGTGATGGCGCCCGACAGGAACTGGGCGTGCGCCTCCTCGAGCACCTTCTGCTGATCGCCGGCGGCCGTGCTGTCGCGATAGGCGGCGGCGATGCGCTCCTCGGCCGCCGCTTGATCCTTGATCTTCTGAATTGAGTCGGCGCTCTTGTCCGCCTTATCCCGATTGTTATTTTCTCCCTCAAGCCAGAGGTTGCCATAGGCCAATTGGCGGTCGCGGTCAGCGGTCGCTGCGGTTTGCGGATTGGCCAGGTTCTGGCGGTACTGCGTGTCGATCTGCTGGCGGCGTCGGATCTGCTCGCGATCGCCGGGAGCGGCGCGCAGGACCTCGGCCTGGTCGGTGAGCGCGCGCAGGCGTTCCTGCGCCGGATCGAGCTGATGGGCGGCGGCGATCGCCGCGCCTTCCGAGGCACGGGTCAGTTCATCGAGGATCAGCTTGAGCCTCAACAGATTGTTCACGGCCTCGGGATCGTCCGTGTTCCCGGTCATGACCGCTTCATTGAGCGCGGAGTATTGCGTCTGCGCCGTGGCGAGCGCCCGCGCCAGCAGCTGCGCGGTATCGGCCATCTTGGCGGTCTTGGCATCGATCGTATCGTAGGACCCGGCGAGCGCCGAGGCCTGCTCGATCAGGGTTTTTTCATCCGATTTCTGATTCGCCAACGCCGCGGCCGCGCGATCGCGCTCCTGCTGGCGTTCGAGATTGGAAATAAGAGCGCTGTCGGGCGAGACGCTAATTCCAGCCTCGCCGGCCGCCGTGCCGAGCCCTTGTCCTTCCTTCGCCGCGATGATTTGCTCTTCAGGCGTGCGCGGGCCTCGCGCCTGGTCGCCCATGCGGGTCCAGGCATTTGAGAAACTGGAACTCAGGCTCGACCAAAATGTTTGTTCGGCCGGCCCGAGCGCGGCCAAGCGCGCGGTTAGCGCCGCGACCACCAGGCGTTGCGCCTCTTGCGCCTGACCTGACGCGACTAGATGCTCGATCTGGCTCAATTGAGCAGCATCGAGCGCGTTGAAACGCTGAGCGGCCTCCTGTGCCCCCTTGGCCGGATCCTCCAGGATCTGCGCTAGCAGCTTGGTTGCTTCCTGAGCATCGCTTCCGGTCGCGCGCGCGAGGCCCGGCACCAGTTCCGCAGCCGGCGTCAGCAGTTCGGGCGCGATGCGGCCGGAAGCCGCCAGGGTGGTGTAGCTTTGGCGGGCGGCGCTGACTGTCAAGCCGCCGCCGGCGGCGATTTGATCGGCCCCGGCCAGGACTTGGCCCGCGGTGACGCCGCCCGCATTCCCCGTAGCGGCAAGTGCGTCGCGAATGCGCTGCAGTTCCCGTTCCGACTGAGATGCCGCCACCGCCATGGCGATCGGGATGGCGGCGACCGCGGCGGCAAAAGCCACGGTGCCGAGCGTCAAGCCGCCGATCTGGATGCCCATGAGGCCGAGCGTCGATAGGCCGCGCCCGACATTGCCCGAGCTGAATTCGGTGAAGGCCGCCCGGGTCTCGCGGCCCAGGCGTCCCATGCCCATGCTGGCGATGCCCGTCGCCGCATTGACATCGCCGTATTTCTGGGTGAGCAGGCCGAGGAGCTGGCTGTGCCGGTCGGTCGTGAGCATGCCGGCGGCCAGCGCGTCGTTGAGGACGCCCTGGCCTTTCGACAGCGAAGCTTGGGCGCGCGCGGCCGGATCGAGCGAATAGGTCCAGCGCGTGAGCGAGGCCGCGAGCTTGGCCGAGGCTTGATCGGCGGAATCGCCGATCTTCTGCATCGATGCATCGCCGTCGGCGCCCAGCTGCTGCAGCTTGGCACGAACTTCGTCGTCGCCGATCAGCTCGACCCGGGCTGATATGGTTTTATCGTCACCGGCAGCCATAGTGTTAGGTTCCCTTCAGATTGAGTGTTTCGATTGGCAGCTCGCCCAGCTGCGCAGCGTGGTGTTGCACGGCTTGGTGCAATATCACCCTGTTGCACCAAAGGAAAAATTCCGCACTAGCGACGAATCGGGGTTTTGCCACCCGTATTCGTTTTGGCCCAGGAAGGACCCGCTTTTCTAGACCGGGTGCCAATTGGCACCCCAACCCCGCGACTTGCCGAGTTGCGGAAATTTCGGCGTAAACTTTCTTCCGGGTGTTTTCTTTTCTTTTTGAGGGGTAAAAAGAGTAGCCAGCGCAACCTCGCAACATGGTCGAGTCAAGCCCCGCGCATAGCGCGGGACTCGGTTGCGAGACTCGGGGGCCAGTTCCGCAACATCCGCAACATCCGCAACATTTTTTTGCCAGCGAATCGAGAATGTTGCGGATGTTGCGGAAGTGTTGCGGAGCCTGCGAAACGGTTTGCGCCATCATGACTCGTCCCCATCGACGCGCTCGCCGGTCGCCGGGGTCGCGATCGAGGCGATCTCCGTCCGCTCGGAAACAACATCCGCCTGATCAACGTTAAGGAGAGCGGGCGCCCGTTCTTCAATCAAGTGGAAGCCGACGAGCGATTTTAGAATTGCCTCGCCGTGTCGAACATCCTTCACGACCTGGCCGGCCGCGCGCAGCATCTTCCCGAGTCCCCTAACGTTTGTGCCGCGCGAGCCCTTATTCCATGAGTTGAAAACGCTGACCAATTCGGAGAGCGATAGCGCGGTGCCTGTATCCGAGACAGCAAGCCGTTCGCTGATAAAATCGAGCACCGGGTTTGCCTCGCGACGGAGCTGATCGAGCGTGGCCTTGGCGCGCGTCGGCTGGGTGAATTTCCCGCGATGCGAAATCAGGCGCTTCGCGCCTTCGACAGCCCAGACGAGGATGCCAGGAATTTCAGCCGCGAGCTTTTCCTGGAGCATTTCGTCCTGCTCATCCGGAGCGAAAACCCGGGTGAACTGCACAATCAGGAGGCGGTTCAATACCGCCTCGGTGCGGTCGTTGAGCCGCGGCAGGTTGTTGCTCAGAAAGATATGCTTCGCCGTCGGCCAGTAATCGAAGGGCTGCTTGTATTTCGCGTTGATGTGGATCGGTTCTTCGGTTGAGATGAAGGTCTTGAACCCGCCGTCCGCGATCAGCGCTTGGCTGTCGATTTCGGTGATGAGGTTGATGGCCTTGCCGATGATGACCGCGCGCGCTTGCGGATCGTTCATTTCGTCGAGCGGTAAGGTGCAGCACCGCGCGCGGCCTACCAGTAGCGCCAGCACATAGGCGACGACCGATTTTCCGGTGTCGCTTTCGCCGAGCAGGAAAAGCGCCTTTTTATACTTGGCGTGGCTGGTGCAGCTGTAGCCGATGAATTCCTGTAGCGCCTCGATCTCGCCGCCGGCGGACAAACCGCTTTCGTCCGACAGCTCGCCGAACCAGCTTTCGAGCGTTTCCTGCCACACCGGGCATTTCGCGGCCGCGTCCCATTTCCACGGCAACACGCGCTCGAGGTAATCGGCCGGACGATGCTCGCGCAGCTTGCCGATTTTGAAATCGAGCACGCCGTTCTCGAAGGCGATTTCGGAATCCTTGACACGGCCCCATTCCAGATCCGCGTCATACGATCGCGCCTTGATCTGGTCGATGATCTCGCTGCGCCGGTTAGAGATTGAGCGCCGGTAGCCGTCCGCCTTGAGCGCGAGCTGGCTCATGGCCACCGGCGGTACATCCTCCCAAAACTTCCCATTCCAGCGGAATGTAGTGCCGGCGCGATCGCAGACAAAGTTGTGCTCAGAAAGCAGCGTGTTGGCGATTTCAGCCGGCGACTGTTTCTTTTTTGCGCTTTCGAGAGATTCGGTATCGATCATTTCACGCCGCCACTACGTTTTGCGGCAGCCCGCCCAGGGCTAGGCAGCGATAGCCCCGAGCAGGCGCCACAACGGCCGGATGGTTCCTTTCGGCCGCCAGCCCTTTGCGGACGAACCGCCGCGAGCGCCCACCACTATTAAACGCCCGCGGCGGCCGCAGATGTCGAGCCGTGGCGACCAAGCAACGGCCCGGCATCATTTCGCTATTCATCGGGCGATCTCGACGAGATGCGCTTGAACCCTCGCCAGCAGCTCGTCCTTAAATGCCACCGGATCGAGCGCGAATTGCGCGGCGAGATCGGGCGCTGTTTTCTCAACCCATGCGTTCCAGGCCGGCCCTTCAAGGGCAAAGACGCGGGCGGCGAGCCTCGCCTCGGAGGAAAAATGCCGCTTTGTTTCAATCGCGCTGACGATTTGCTCGCGGTCCTTTTTCACGTCTAGCACGCGAGCGCCGGGATCGGCGCCTTTAGAACAGATCGAGATTTCTTCCAGTAGCCATTTCGTCACGAGATACGTCGTCGGCTGATCAGTGGGCTCAAGATCCAAAATTTTGAACCCCATCGACACAGCGAGCGGGAGATTGTCGTATATGGCTGACCAAACCGGCTCAGCACGCGGTGAATGTCCGATCCGCAGGATTGCGTGAGCGCGCTCGCCTTCGATCCAAGCCGCCTCAACCTTGCCGATAATTCCCTCGACCTCCCACAGATGCGCAATGAGAACCGGCGCTCGGGCTTCATTCACTCGGGAAAAATCCGCGGCCGCCGGATGAATTCTTGGAATTGAGATAAGGCCGGATATATCGGGTTTGGGAATCAGTTCGGTTGCGAAAATGCACTCGACCAGGCGATGGTCGCGATCATGGATCTTGTGATCGCCGGGAAATTCCGCCGGCAGCCCAATCACGCGCCGCCTAAAATCGGAGTGATCTTTCTTCTCGATCATGGGTAGCCTAAGCGGCGGCGCTAGGGTATTCCGCCTCGCGGCGCTCGACCAATCTTTCGGCGATCGCGCGCGGGAAGCCGGCAACTTCGCCTGGTCCATAATGGCCGTAGTCCGGCACGGTACAGGCTTGGAGGAAACGCACGCAAATCCACCCGACGCGAATTTTCGTGACCGGCGCCGGCTGATCGGATGGCTTGATTTCCTTGACCCAGCCCTTTGCGACCAGGTCGAGGAGATCAGAGCGAGACACGCTACAGGTTTCGCCCACTCCGATATTAGAAATCGGATTCTTGGTCATGCTCGGGGGCGCCGCTCGAAGAACGCGCACGAGGACCATTCCGGGCGGGATTTCCGGACGCTGTTCATCGCGAGAGCGGATTTGCTCCAATTGTTGCAGAGAATCTCGTGTAAGCAGCGGGATCACGTTCAGCTGAGAGGGAGAAACGTTGGCACCTTTCGCGAGCGCTTCCTGCTGATTCGCGATCAACCGCTCCTTGACCTCAAGCGCCGCTTTCACTTTTCCCGCCAGCTCGTCAAGATCGAGGCGGAAAATTTCGTGGGCGCGATGAGTGTTTTCTTCCCTCGCCTTTTCACGGGCCGTTTGGAGACCCTGCTCGGCGAGCTGTAGGGAACGCTCGCAGGCCTTCAAATTGAGACCGGCAAGACGCGCGGCGGATTCGGCTTCGATGATCTTGTCGGCGACCTGGTCGACCTCGCATTCACCCTCAATAACGGAGGCATCGAGCGATGAAACTTTGGCGACTGCGGCGGCTTTACGTTCCGTTGCGGCGTCGAATTTATTCTTTGCCGCCGCGCAATCCGCGCGCGCTTGCTCCACGGCGGGATGTGCCTCGATAGGGAGAAAATTTTCACCGGGCTTGGGCGCCGGCATCAGCGAAAGTTTTTTCATGGATCGGAGTCCTTGTTTTGGGATCAAATCACGCCGCGATCGCGGCGCCCGACTGGATCAGGCTTTGCGCGATACTGTTCGGCAGCGAAACCGGGCCATCGTTCGGCGTGAGCAATGCGCCGCCCCCGTCGGTGCGTTGAAAATCGGCCAGGAGACGCACACTGATCATCGTCACCGTGCCTACGGCGCCTTTCATACGATTCTCCACCAGATCCTGGACTACAGGACCGAACTTGGTACTCCCGACGACGATGCCGCGGCCGCCGGTGGTGGGTGAAGGAGGGTCTGCCCAATCCATGTTGATTCCTTTCGAGTTGGGATCATCGTTCGATGACAATTCCGCTTGGACTTACGGTGCTGGGCCAGATTTTTATGTAGCCTGCGACACGCGCGCCGAAACTTTCATATCGGGCGAAAAATTGAGCGAGCGCCTCGATGGACTCGGCATCAAATACACTTGGAAATCCGGATGATCGCCGAATCGTTTCGGCAAACGCTTTCGAGGCTTCGGCGAGCTGATCCGCATCATCGCGGAGCCCGGCAGGATAATTGTCCGACCACCGATGCCGGGCGCAGCTTTCGAGCGCATCGCCGAAGGTATCGAGGAAATTCGCCAGGTCGGCACCGGGACCGCGCTCGGCAGCCATCAGGCGGCCTTTCCGGCTGAGCTGGTCTCGGATTCCATTCTTCGGCGCCATTCGGCGGCGGCCTCGATCGAGATCAGCGTTCGCGAGCCGACCTTCATTATTCGAGGGCCGCGTCCGGCCTTTACGAGATTGTAGAAGGAAGCGCGGCAAAGATTGTGGCGCCGGCAGAATTCATCGACGGAATACGCGTCCATGGTGGAGGCCTCGTGAATTTCCATGGCCGCAAGGTTGGATGATCGCGTCTAGGGTTGGCTATGGCGAGCCTCTCCCTCAACGCTGAATTTTTTTCGTTCAAAAAGGGGAAACGACGATTCTAGGTCAGCTTCTGTTGCGCCGACTGTGCAACACAGGTCCGAGAAATAGCTTACCTTTGATTTTAGCTTCATACCGCGCTGCTTCCTCATAGCGCGCTGTCGCCGCCGCCGCGGCTTTATCGCGCCCCATTCGCGTGAGTTGTTCGGCGTGACGGAAATGCGTCATCTTGGCGCGCGAGGCAGCGTCTAATTTTTTTAAATCAGGTAGAATCGCACGGATTTGGTTATTGATTGTCCTGTCCGGCGCCCGGCTCCCAGCCATCGCATATTCGAAAACCGCGACGCAAAACCGTTGAAGATTGCCCTTCATTCCCGCGCCGGCATCATGCACATCATGATTATTTTCCGCGTAACGTAGGCAACAATCTCGAACTAGAGCGCGGAGGGCGGATCCATATAACCCGAGCCAAAGATTGCTGCGTTTTCCCCCGCGATCGGGTTTATCAAGGTCTTTCCTCACGCGCGCAATTTCTTGCGATTGTTCATCAGCGCCCCGCGCAAGCCTCTCAAGGGATTCGGGATCAAAATCCTCGCGCGGATGAGAAAGCCGATATAACGGTAACATTTGATCGACAAGGAAACTTTCGGAGGCTTCCTGCTCGATCTCACGCGCCAGGCGACGCGCAAGGTCTCTAATCCGCAAATTCCGAGCGTATACCCCCTTCAGGCTTGGTGAATTCTTTTCATCATGCCTATGACTGCGAAAATGAGCCGCAATCTCTCGCACGCTCTCCGCTGCCATCATCCGGGCAGCGTTTTCACCATCGGGCCACGGACCCAAGAGACCAATAGCAAGATCGAGGGCGACTTCGGCGCGGCGTTGGTTCTTAGAGTCTCTATCCGTATCGAGCAGTTTCTCGGGCATGATGCTATCCAGTGGTCCGGATAGATGTTAACTTTTTGACCCCCTTAATTCCGAACCGCGGCGCCGTCTCGCGGATCGCATCAGCGATAAAGCTCGGCGCCAGGTGGCCGTAATGTTTCTCGACCATCCTGGTGTCCGTATGGCCGAGATTCTTTGCTACCACCAGCAGCGGCGCCCCGTTCATTATTGCATGCGAGGCATAGGTATGCCGGAGACAATGGAAGCTCGCCGCTGGCTTGATGCGCGCGCGCTTACAGGCCGCGGCCATCGGACGCGCTTGATGCGACTGGAGCCAGCGATCACCGCTACTTTTCTTCACCATAGGTGCGGTCGGCTCGCGGCCAGCCGTCAAAGCGGCAAAAAATCTTGTTCCCTCACCAGCAAGAACGATATGGCGCCCTCGGCCGCTCTTGCTGTTGCGGACATGTAGAGTTTCGCTGTCCGGGTTGAAATCACCGGCGTTGAGCGCCGCGATCTCGCCGTAACGCGCGCCCGTCACGAGCGCAGCCTGGACAAGTAGGCGGAAATCTTGATCGCTTGAATTAATGAGCCGCTTCGCTTCTTCGATCGTCAGATAGCGGGCGCGCGCGGCATCGGCTTCCGCGAAGGGTTCGACGCGGCGCCATGCATCATCGGCCGCAATTTTGCCCGCGCGCCAGGCTCGATTGAGCGCGGCCTTTAGGACCGTCAGTGTCCGATTCGCTGTCGAGCGGCGGCGGCGTTTAGCGTCGATGTCGCCATTCGTCGTGCGGAATTTCTGTTTTTCGCCCTTCTTGGTGCGCGCGCGCGGCGCGGCGAGCGTGATCTGATCGAGCCATTTTTGGATATCAGATGTCGCGAGCCTCGAACAATCCTTTTCGCCCAACACCGGAAGAATGAGCGCATTCGCGCGATACCTGGCGTCGGCCGCTGATTTTCGATTGGCGTCCATCCAAGCAAGATATTCGTCGATGCAGCTCTTAACGGTGAAAGGACCGGAGCGGGGAGGGAGGCCGGCCTGTTCACGTTTTCTTAAAACGTAAAGTTCGCGCGCCTTCGTCTGCGCCTGAGCAAAGCTTAAAACCGCCGCACCATCGGGATCAATTCGATCATCGGCCGCGCCGATTGTCTCTACCCGATAATTTTGTGAGCCGACGTACCAGCGCACAACCCACTTGCCGCCGGCATGGCCTTTGCGATAGCCAAGATGCAGCCCAGCATCGATTGAACGGAAATACGGCTTACCCGAAATCTTGAGCCGATCGCGCGCCGTGCGCGTCTCGAAGTTGGCATCGCGAAGCGTTCTTGCCACGGCGGAAACGCTGCTCCTGTCCAACGTTTGTCCAATAAGCGAGGATAAACGCTGTTGGACAGAGTTAGCTTCGAGCAGTCAAAAGTCAAGAAACTCAACGGATTTTTTAGACGCCGGTAGGCGGTAACATACGGCTTAGAAGCCCTTTCACGGCGGTAACGCGGGTTCGAATCCCGCTGGGGACGCCACTTCGGAACAAAACTGGGAACCTCGGATTCCGCGCCGCTCAATGAGCGCTGAAGCGTGTCTTTCCCCCCGAATATCCGCACCTCGGTATCATCCACCTCGATCCGCTCTACGAAGAGTCGCAGATAAGCTTTACGCGTTCCGGGCTCGGCAGTCAGGAGACGGGTTTGCATGGCCTCACAGAACGCGCTAATGCGCTCTACGGGCATTACTGGGGCAGGGTAGGACCTTTGACGCTCGGCAATGCCTTTGAGGCGTAGAACCTCTTCCCGCTGCTGTCGAAGCTCGGCCAGCCGATTTCCTAACGTGTCATCTAGCGACGTAATGCCTTGCTCAACAATCGCGTATAGGCGGTTTAATCGAGTATCGATCTCGCGAAGATTGCTTTCAGCCTCTTTGGATTTCCGAGACCATTCCGCTACGCCATTGCGAGCATTGGCGGCATGGTGTGCCAGAAGTTCTTGCATCCGCGCGGGAGTAAACAAACGCTGCGCAAGGTGATCGAGCACCAAATTATCGAGGAAACTCATCGGCACTGAGCGGCCCTTGCAAGCGGTCTTTCCGTGCCGCGCACAGGTCGAGCAGGTGTAATAGCGATACCGCCCGCTCTTGCCGGTCCTCAGCTGCATCCCGCCGTTACAAGTGGCACAGACCGCAAGTCCCGTGAGCAGGACCGAGCTTGTGACGATACGCGGCGCTATTTTCTTCGGGCTCCGCGACTGCAAGGATGCCCTAACCTTTGTGAACAGAGCTTCATCGAGAATGGTGGGCGCGCGTATCTCAATCCATTCATCGCGTGGTTTCAGCTTTCCTGTTTTGATATCCTTTTGGTTGAACCACATGCGGCCTATGTAGGTCTCGCGCGTAAGAATACGGTGAACCAAGCCGGTGCTGAATCGGCGCCCACTTCGATAGTGAAGTCCTCTCCGGTTCAGGTGATTGGCCATCGATTTAACGCCAAGCGGCCCTTGGCCTTCGCCCTCTAGGTGAAGGCGGTAGATCATCCGGACGATTTCGGCTTCGGCAGGGTCTATCTCTAGGCGTTTCTTGATCTTATCGCCCCGGCGCTCGGCTTCCACCGTGCGATAGCCGTAGGGCGGCAATGATCCATTCCAAAAGCCTTGTCGCGCGTTTTCCTTCATCGCGCGCAGAGTATGTTTGCCGTTTTCCTTGCTCTGGTACTCATCGAATAGTGCAAGAATTTGGCGGACCATTTGGCTCATCGGATCGTCGCCAGTCTCTTGCGTTATCGAGACCACTTTAATGCCGTGTTTCTTCAAACGGCGGAGATAAAATTCTAGCTGGAAAGCATCGCGGAAAAACCGCGAATAGCTATGAACAACGATCACGTCGAATTGCCGCTCGGCCCGTGTGGCCACGTCTATCATCTCCTGGAAGGCATACCGCTTATCGTCTGTCGCGCTCGCCCCACGCTCTTCAAATTCTTGAACGACCGTCCATTCCTTGGCCTTGCAGTAGTCCTCGGCTTGTCGCCGCTGATCGGGGATTGAGAGTTCCTTTTCCGCCTGACGCGCGGTTGAAACTCTTAGGTAGAGTGCCGCCCTGGTTTCCATAGCTAGGCTACCTGTCGTTTGCTTTCTTCGCGGCAAGACCCGCGATCACGTCATCAATCAACTTACCTAGAATGATGCGTTCTCCATAGCGAACCTCGATATGGCCCCCAAAATCGTCTGTGACCCTCGTTAACGTGATGGGCGTTAACGTATAGGGGGTTTTGTTCTCTCTCGTAACGTTTACGTTACGTACGTTACGTATACCGCGCTTCACAACGTTTGCGCGCCGCCCCCTGCCATTGTCATTGTCGGCTACCATTGGCCGAGCCTCAGCGCCTTTTGCCGGCGCTTCACATCAGTATACCAAACAACGTCATTGTGATGAGGCTTAAGAGCATCTGGCAGTTTGGCCAGCAACTCTGGAAGGCTTATCGGTTGCTCGCGGTTCTCATGCTCTCCCGTAACCGCTGCTAGGCCCTTCAATGTGCCGAGAAGGGAACGCAATTGATAATAGATACGAGTTTTGAGATAGGATTTGGGATCAATCGACTGAACTAGCCCTGTCTGTGGTAACGCCGCTATGTCATCCTGCAGAGCTTGCCAAAGCGGATGAAGCGGCCAACGGGACCGGTTGCTATCGCCATTCGAGCGGCGCAGCGTTGTATGGGCGTTTGCTAGTTCTCTCAGAAGGTCATTTTGCACCTCCTGCATGGTGCTAATCGTATCGATGCCCGCTCCATGCAATCGACCACGGCGCACCTGAAATTCGATGCGCCAAACGTTTTTCTCCTGTCCCCATAAGTCGTAGAACCAGAATTTATCGCTTTGCTCTTCGATCTCCGCGATCTTGTCATAGACACGGATAACCACGTCCCCACGGCCCCGCGTGAAGGTCTGGACTATCCGGCGCTCTCGATGGATTGCGTCTTTATGCGAACGGCTGACAAAATCATCGGCGGTGAAATCGATCTGCGCCAAGTCATAGTCAAACGAGAAGTCCGCTCGCGCAATGATCTCGGGCGATTTAGAATTCAACTTTACCGATGACCGCCAACTCTCGAACCGGTTCAGCAAATCCCTCACGCCACATTGCCAAAGAGCCTGGCTACTGAACCGCACATGACACGATGGGCTGAGGTGTTCGGTTAAACGTACCTCGAATGCTTCATTGGACATTACGTAGCGATAAGGATGCTTGCCGTAGGGCATGAGTGCAAATTGCTCAGTACCAATTTGCAATTCGGCCAGCTGTTCCTGCCGCGCCTCCTGAACACGCTCTTTTTGAAACGCCAATTCATCGAAACCAATATCCGCCTTCGAAATATCGAAGTAGTAGGAGACGTAGAGGCTATCGAGGCCCGAAAGCAGTAGCTTTGG